GATGGTATATCTACTATTGAGGAAATTCTAGATTTAAATGTTTTAACCGCTAATTGGTGGGGTTGGACTGCTAATCAGAGTATTAGGAACAAGCGCGCCGCATTTGAGGGACAGGATCTCAATCCCAATGTAGGCGACAGTTTATTTTGGAGTGGTGATGCCGATTGGAGTGGAGCTAATAAGGTAATATCTTTAGGCGCAGGCGACACTGCTCCACAGCCCGGTGCAAAAGTCCAGATACAATCTCCCCTTTATACCGGTATTATGACTGGTAAAGTTTTCCCCCTTGTAGCGACTTCTGGCTTACGTCTTCTATTAACATTTGACACTCCCGACCGTGCACTCACATTTAAAACCGGTGCATTTGGCGTTCTATCCAGTCTTCCCACAGGAACGGCTGCCCAGCAGAGGGCGGCTGCATTAGCGCATGGCGGAGGTATGCCCGTCTTAAGTGCAACTCTCCCCCTAGTGAATCCCCCAGTGGTTAAGCCAGCGGCCGCGACTGATATTTTTTATATCTCTGTATCAAAAGCCGGTGCTGATGGTGTGAAAACAACCGCAACTCCCGAAAATAACAACCCCTATGATATTGGTGATCGTGTATACATATTCACTGCTGCAGGCCGAGAAACTGGTATAATTGTGAAAATAGCCAATACTACTGCTATGAGCCCGGCAGAGGGCAATGCTGGTGGTGTAGGCACTGGTGATGCAGATCAGATTGCATTAGGTATTAATTTCAATCATGGTGTAGGCACAGCTATTCCCGGCACTCTAGCCGCCGGCGACCCCGTTGCTATTCTCTCAAAAGACAGAATGAATGGTATTGTCCCCACTGGTAATGAGAGCGTTGATGCTTCTGTCAGCGCCCGTATGTCTACAAAAGTAAGCTACACTCTTCGCGACTTTCAGTACGTTTGTGGACAGGTTTCTCCCCCACAGGGCTATGTAGATGCTATGATGAATCAGATACAGAGTGATAAGGGGCTTGCTATGGACTTTAAGACTTATTCTCTCTATAAATTTAATTTAACTAGTGTGAATGGATTAAGCACACAGCTTATCCCGACTAATGCAGAGCGAGCATATTCATGTCTTTCTGTCCCACTCCCGCAGAATGTATACACTGAAATCACTGCAGACTCTCTGTCCGGTGTGGTTGATGGCGCGCAGAATTATCAATATGTTCTAGGTGGTAATCTTATCCCAGACAGACCCATTGAATTGCAGAGATACAATCTTACTCCCAGCCGAACAGAGGCTCTTCATCTATTAGAAACTGAAAAGGCATTAGTCAATTGTGGATATGCAGTGAGAGATTTACAGAATGTTGAGGATCGGTTCTTAATTGCAAGGGGCTTTAGTCGTTATAATCAAGTCACTGACCTTAATGACCGCTCTCTATCTTTACGGGTTCTCTATCAGAATGCTACTGAACAGAAAATATATAATCATTATATTTGTCATCTTCGGCGCATGACAGTTGTTCGGGGCAAAGTATCTGCATTTTAATGAAAAATATTATCTCATTATATTTTAAATGAATATAGCGAATAAGGAGCGAGCCCAAATATTCCCCGTGAATCAGCCAAGCAACAATACCTATTCATTCAAGGATGGTTTCCCGATCTGCACTTTCAACATTGCAACACAGAATAAGTTACTTGATACAAATTCTCTACGTCTTAATGGTGTTTTACGTGTCAATAATAATGCAGGAGTGCTTCCCACAAATAACACTACCGTGGCCAGTGCTACAGCCGGTATTGCTTTAAATGAGCGCATTGGTATAGCCGCCACTCTTAATCAGATCACTTTATCTAGCCCAGAGAACAACAGAACTTTAGAGGTTATTAGGAATTATGGACGTTTTCTTGCTTCCACTATGCCTGTTATACATTCTCAAGATGATTATGACACTAATCTTCAGATTGGTAATCCCGTATCTGCTTCTAAATCTTTTAATGGTGCACGTCAGCAGAACAATGAGGTAGAATTTTCTATCCCCTTAAGGACTGGCCTTCTATCTTCTGGACAGCGTCTGCCTTTAGGACAGAATGGACTTCGCGGGCTCACTGTTGAACTTCAGCTCTCCCCCGATTCTAATGCTCTATCTGGTTATAATTTTTATGATACTGATGCACAGAATAACGTGAGGCGCAATCAGGTTCTCGCCACTGGTATTGCTAATGGTGCATTTTATCAGCTTAAAAATTTATCTCTATCTTATGACCTTCTTGTCCCCGATGAGGAGGGTATGGCGCGACTTTCTGTCCCGGCCACTGGACAGATTAACTACAATTCTGTTTCACAGATTTATGGTGTCTTAAATTCTAGTGATCAGACACAATCCCTTAATTTAGGAACTTCTAGGACTTTAGCTGTCCATCACAACTTTATCCCCACTTCCAATATTAATAATTATAGCCATGACGGATTTAGCACAGGACGGCTTCAAAATAGTAGTGGAGCAACCGCCAATATAAGGCGCGCAACATTCTTAAGAGGCGGACAAAAATTCCCCCTTGATTATGATCTTTTTGTCAAAGAGCAAGGTATTGAAAATCGCCCACAGACAGAATTAGACACAAAATTTATGGATAGTATCAAGCCGTATCAGTCTATCACTCACACATTAGTAAGTCCCTTTACTAATAATAAAATTAGCACTCACGTCACTCAAGCCCCGCCAACTCACTATGAGCCTAATTCTGGCCCAGCCGACACTGATACTCTCCCAGATCCCGAGCCCGTTTTCGGACTTGGTGTTCGCCTTGACCCACTTTCTAATGTTGGTGTTGATTATAGGAATGTCCCTTATAGTGTCCGCATAGTCAGCGACCTAGATGGTAATTCACCTAATTCAATTTATACTTATGTTTTAGCGCAGAATTCACTCATGTATTCTCCACAAGGTATTATGGTTCAGAATTAACTGGAAAAATATTATCTCAATATAATTTAAATGAGTATTCCCGAAGCATTAGCAGTGAAACCTATGGCGTCCGTTGATACTATGGAAATTGACACAAATATTTTAAATCCCATTGTCCGCACAGACACTTTCATGAGATTTGTTTTAATGAGAAAAGGGATTTTAGATCCCGGTTCTTGTATTGCTCTATCTGTTGATGCCGGTTCTAGCGATGGAGTTTTGCCCATTGCAACTGGTATACACGCACTTATCAAACAAGCTGTTTTGAGAATTGGTAGTAAAGTTGTTGCTGTCACTGACTCTTATCCCGAATATGCAACAATAAGGCGTCAATTCCAAACACAGGAGGAAAAATCCCAAAAAGATATGGTTAGGGTTGGAACAATGGATACTATCTGCCCCGAACGTGATGAAACTGGTGCTGGTTCTGGAGGTGAATACTCACTTCGCGATGTAGTTCCCGCAGGCACTACAACTGTTCTAAATCCCTTACCCCAGTTTGCTCTCACTACTTCCGGTGCAGACAATAATCAATACTACATTAAATTAAGTCAGCTATTCCCCGCTATGAGGAATGTATCTCTTCCCCTATATTTAATTAATGAGCCTTGTTCTATTGAAATCACATTTAACAAACAGAGTTCTGGTGCTGAAAACGGCACTGTTGTACAGTTTGAGGCACAAATTGCAAACAACTTACAGACTGCAAAAGTCAATGTAAATGATGCTGTATTTTTAGCCGATTATTTAACTTATACCGATGAGAGAATGAATAGATTAGCCGAAATGGTTATGAGCGACAGCGGACTAGTCATTCCATATCTAGATGTAGTCACTACAAACACTAGTTTTGCTGCCCAAGCAACTGGAGCGGGTAATATTAGCGAGGTGCAGGAAATTCACGATTTAGGACTTGCTGGAATGAAAGTTCAGTCAATATTAGGATTTTATCATGACAGCACCGATGATGCAGGGACTAATCCCATGGGGCGATATGGTTCAAAAGCTTATATGACACCCACTCGCTACAATATTAGGGTAAATGACAAACAAGTCTATCCAATTGATTTAGACAGCGAAACTATGAAAGCCCATCAATTATCTCAAGTGTTCGGGACTGACATAAATGTTGGTTCAGGACAGTATTCTTTTAATGCACTAGTATCTAAAGCAAGCAACGTGAGAGCAGCCGTAAACAACAATTATTTTAACGCGAGCGGACTTCTCACCGATGCTCTAGGCGCTGGTTCATTAAAACTTCGCAATATGGAGGGCAATCTGCACTACATGGGCGCTGATTTTACTATTGATGGCGGTATAGGACAGGGGGTTATGGTAGGACAGACACCTATTAGAATTATATCAAATGTCACTCATCAGAATAGTGATCAGGCTGGCCGGACTATCACTTATTTTGCTATTGTTGAGCGCCAGATGGCTATTAAAGGCGGTAATGTGGTTGTTTCTGGTTAATTAAATTTTAAAAAAAAATGAATAATTAATATTAATAAAAAATATTAATATTAATACGTTAAATAAATTATTTTTTCCAGAGTTCTTCTAGATACTTTTCAACTTTTTTTACATCATCAAATTTACTCAATTGTATCATTTCAATCACTCGGTCCACACGCTCATGATCATCAAGTATCTTTTTAAAATCATCAAGTATCTTTTTATACTCCTCCAATTGTTTATCACTGTCCATCTCATCAATGCCGTTTCGGTTATAATCAACACAATCACCATGTTTATTCCCCAGTTCAGTTTGTATGTCGTCTATTTCCTCTATCAGTTTTTTTATTTTCAATGCTTTTTCTTGTGAATGAAGATCAACAATCTTTTTAATTTTATCTCTGCCTTCGGGGGTAGACATATATTTTTTCTCAATATATTCATCGTGGTCTTGTTTACACAAGAAATCTCCTGCATCCAT